TATGCTCAGAAAAGTTAAACTTTATGGAGAACTAGCTGACTTTGTAGGTCATAAAGAATTAGATGCTGTAATAAATTCTACTGCTGATGCAATAAGATTTTTGATAACTAATTTTGAAGGATTAGAAGCACACATGGCAGATCGTTATTATCAAGTATTAGTTGATGATTATGAAATTGGAGAAGATGATATACATAATCCGATTGGTTACTCTGATGTAAGCATTGTTCCTGTTATTACTGGTGCTGGTGGAGTAGGAAGAGCATTGGCAGGAGTAGCATTGATAGGTCTTGCAATAGCTATGCCAGGTGCGACATTTGGTATGGGTGGGTTTTCAGCAGCAACAGGGTTTAGTGGATTTCAAGCAGCAGTAGGTAATCTTGGTATTGCTTTAACTTTAATGGGTGTTAGTGAAATGTTATTTCCTCTTCCTAAACCTAAAGACTTTAGTAACGAAGAAGATCCTAGAATATCCTTTAGCTTTTCTGGAGTACAAAATACTTCAAGGGCTGGAACTAGCATACCTCTGTGTTATGGAGAAATTGTAACTGGATCTGTGGTGATTTCAGCAGGTATTGATACACAGCAAATTATTGCAGGAGAAGAGTCTTGAGTAAAATTATAAGAGGTTCTAAAGGACCGCCTGCTCCAAGAGAACCAGAAAGAGCCGAAGATACTCTTAACAGTAAAGAATTTGCTACGATTCAAGATTTGTTATCGGAAGGAGAGATAGAAGGTTTTGCAACACCATCTAAAAAAGGTATTGCTCAAAATAATGCTAATTATAAAAATGCTTGTTTAGCTGATATTTTTTTAGATAATACTTCCATTTTAAATGTCAGCCCAGATGATCCAAATTTTACAACTAAATTAAATAATCTAACTGATACAGATTTTAATTTTGAAGATGTTACTTTTACTCCTCGTTTTGGAACGTCAAGTCAAACACCTGTGCGTGATGTAGATAATGAAAATTTAGAAAAGCTATCGAATACTATACTCACAAACTCTGCTGTTGTTACAACCAGTGCACCAGTTACAAGTCCAGCCCTTACATTAGGTAAACACGCAGTAGAAGTTACAGTTCAATTTTTAGCATTACAAAAATTTGAAAATAATGGAGATATTTTAGGAACAGAAGTTAATTATAAAATACAACTTTCAGTAAATGGAGGTGTTTTTGTTGACAAAATAAATGAGACTATAACAGGAAGAAGTAAAGATTCTTACTCTAGAGAACATAGAATAAATTTACCTCAACAATTATTTGGACAAACTGCTTATGGTGCAAATACAAAAGTTAGAGTAATAAGAGTCACTGCTGATAGCGACCCAGACCTTATTCAAGATACTTTTGGTGTTTCAAGAATTGAAGAAGTTGTATTTAATCCTCAAGATTATCCTAACTGTGCGTACTCAACATTAAGAGTAAGTGCAGAACAGTTTAGCTCTGTACCACAAAGAGCTTTTCGTATTCGTGGTATTAAAGTAAGAATCCCAGGAACAGGTGCAGGAGGTGGAACTGTAGCATCAAGGACACCAACTGTTGATACAGCTACAGGCAGGATCGACTATCCAGATAACTATATATTTAATGGAACAATGCAAAATGCGATATGGACAACCTGTCCTGCGATGATATTGCTAGATGTTTTAACGAATCAAAGATATGGGCTAGGTGTTCATATATCACCAGATCAGTCTACTGATGCAAAATTATATGAAAATATAGATTTATTTAGTTATGTACAGGCATCTAGATATGCAAATGCAGAAGTTACATTAGATGATGGAACAAAAGAGGCCAGGTTTGCTTGTAATGTTTGCATACAGGGAACAATGGAAGCATTTGATTTAATAAATGAACTGGCTGGAGTAATGAGAGCATTTCCTATTTGGCAAACGGGTTCAGTAACACTTACTCAAGACAGTCCAGCCGATCCAAGTTACTTATTTAGTTTGTCCAATGTAACTGAAGCTGGTTTTTCTTATTCTGGAAGCAGTTTAAAACAAAGACATTCTGTAATATCTGTAAGCTATTTCAATATGGATAGTAGAGAAATAGATAATGAAGTGTTTGAAGATACTGCTGCTGTAGCAAAACTAGGAATTATTAAAAAGACAATAAAAGCATTTGCCACAACGTCAAGAACACAGGCTATCAGGTTAGCTAAAGCTGTATTATTCAGCGAACAACAAGAATCTGAAGTTGTTAACTTTACAACTTCAATAGATGCAGGTGCAATAGTAAGACCTGGAAGCGTAATTGCTATTAGTGATCCTGTTCGGGGACTTGAAAGACGATCTGGAAGAATTAAATCTGCTACAACTACAGCTATTACAGTTGATAATTCACAGGACTTATCTTCATTTGCAGGTTTAAATAGAGAATTAAGTGTAATATTACCTGACGGTAAAGTTGAAACAAAAACTGTGCCTACTGGTTTAGGAGGTATAACTAATAACAACACTGTTATAAACGTAAGTTCTGCATTTTCACAAGCACCAAGTTCTAATTCAATATGGGTTTTATCGAGTACAGGTAGTGGTGGCTCACCTAAGAAAACATTTAGAGTTATATCTGTACAAGAACAAGATGGTATTAATTATGCAATTAGTGCATTAACTTACAATCCTGGCAAGTATGCCAATATTGAAGAAGGAGTTGCTCTTCCTGCAAGAAATCTATCATTATTAAATCAACCAAAATCACCACCATCAGGTTTAGTTGCTGAAGAGAGAGTTATTGTAAAAAATAATCTTGCAATAGCAAAAATAATTTTATCTTGGGTATCTGTAACGGGTACAAGTCGGTATCAAGTTCAGTATCGGTATAATGATACAAACTGGGTCGTACAAGATGTATTTAGACCAGATTTTGAAATAGAAAATACTAGAGCAGGTAAATATGAATTTAAAGTTTTTTCTTATAATGCAACTTTAAAATTATCAAACGCATCTACGAATTTAACACTAAACGCTGTTGGTAAAACTGCACCTCCTGGTAATGTTCAAAATCTAACCCTTGAACCAGTTAGTAATAACTTGGTAAGACTTAGATGGTCAAAAGCTGTTGATCCTGATGTTTTACATGGTGGAAGAGTATATGTAAGACACAGTAATTTAACCAATGGATTAGGTACATTTCAAAACGCATCTGATATTGTAGAGTCTTTAGCTGGTGCAAGTACAGATGTAACGGTTGCTTCTTTAGAAGGAGAATATATTTTAAAATTTCAAGATGATCAGGGCAACTTTAGTCTTGGAGAAACTAGCGTAATTCAAGACTTACCTGATTTAATGGATACTCAAAATGTATTTGAAGATAGAGAAGATTTTGATACTCCTAAATTTCAAGGAAGTAAGATTAATACAGTAGTTGATAATAGCACTGGTTTATTACGACTTACAGATCCAACAGTTGTAAAGACAGGTACATATATTCAAGATAATGCTAATCCAGTAGGCAGTGGGGTGGCTGGTACGACTATAACTATTACAAGTACATCTCACGGGATAAGTGTAGGTGAACTTCTACAAATAAACTTTACTGGAGGAAATGCTATAAGCGGAGAATATACTATCGCATCAGTTCCTAACGCAAATACTCTTACTGTTACATCAGCTAAAGCTTCTGCAACGAGTGGAAATGTCAGTATAGATAGAGGATTGCGAGGTACTTATGATTTTAAAGATGTTTTTGATTTAGGAGATGTTTTTTCTTTAAACTTAAGAAGAACCTTACTTTCAGTTGGTTTTTTAACTGGTCAAACTATTGAATCATTGATTCCTAATACATCACCCGAATTTGGTGGACCTGCCGATGGTGGTTTTGATAATTATGCAACTGATGGTAATTTTGACGGTCCAGCAGCAGACCAAGCAAACTGTCAAATGCAAGTAGCAACATCTCAAACAGCATCAGGTAGTTTTGGTCCATTTAACAATTTTGCAAATGGAACATTTAAAGGTCGTAGGTTTAAATTTAGATTAATCTTAGAAACAACTAATGTGACCCAAAATATGAATGTAACACAAGCAGGATATGTAGCTGAATTTCAATCAAGAACTGAACAAAATTATCGAACATCAGGCAATAACACTTCAACTTTACCGCAGGATTCTGGTACCTCTGCAAATGGAGTAGATGTTACATTTGGAACGCCATTTTTTACGGGTTCATCAAATCAATTCAAACCGTCTGTAGGTATAACAATCATGGGTGCTGCTGCTGGTGAATACTTTGTAATTAAAACAGATTCAAATGGCGATTACCTTAATGCAGCAGGTAGTGTTGTTACTGGAACGGGCTTTAATATAAAAATATTAGATAGTTCAAATAATCCAGTAAATAAAAAATTTACATTTCAAGCTGTCGGTTACGGTAAAGGGGTGTAATATGGAGGAAAAGATTTTTTAAATGCAAGTTGGAGATTACGATATACCTAATGCTTCGGGAGCTACAGTTCGTAGTGAGTTAAATCAAATTCTTGATGCTATAAAAACTTGCAACAGTGGTTCTAGTAATCCTGCTGGTGCTGTTGAATTTATGTTATATGGTGATAGTTCTGATAGCATTTTAAAAATTTTTAGTTCTAATAATAGTACTTTTACAGAGATAGGAAATATAGATCAAGCTAATTTAGGTTTACTACCGAAAAGTGGTACAACTGCCATGTCAGGTGGTTTGCAGTTAATATCTGGTGCATCAAATAATTTAGCATTAAAGTTTGCTGATGATACAGATACAGGGTTATTCAGACAAGACAGTGGATCTATGGGAATAGTCTCAAATACTGACGAGATAGCCAGAATTAACGCTAATGGATTGCAAATTAGAAAAGGAAAATCTCTTCAAATATATAACAGTGGAAACACAAAAAGAATTGATATTGATTTTGCAGGTTCTAATGATTTGAACTTTGCATTACCTACAGCAGATGGTTCGGCTGGAAGTTTTATGAAAACAGATGGATCAGGTCAACTTTCTTTTGCTGCGGTTGCAGGTGTTCCAAGAGGTGCTGTATTCTGTATGGCAACATCAACAGTACCAGATGGTTATTTAGAATGTAATGGAGATAGTATTCCAAACGGTAATGGTACAGTTCAAGGAAAAACCGCAGATTTTTCTGCTTTAAGAGCATTAATAGGAGCTACTTTACCTGATCTTAGAGGTGAATTTGTTAGAGGTTGGGCAAGTGATACTAATGACTCAACAAGAGATCAAGGTCGAGGTATTCGTACTGGGCAATCAGATGATATTACATCACATAATCACTCTGCTTCTTCTACATCAAGCGTTACTGATCCTGGTCACAAACACAATTTAAACTTTAACATGGGTGGTATCATTAGTAGTGGTGGTGCTTTTGGTTTAAAAGATAGTGGTAATGCGGATAGAATGTTTACAGCAACCACAGGTATATCTGTTTCTACTTCAACAACTATTGGTAATACAGGGGGTTCTGAAACAAGACCTCGTAACGTAGCATTAATGTATATTATTAAATTTTAATTATGGCGATTCAACCTGGTACATATAATTTTACGTTGCAGCGTAGATCAGATTATACTATTCCTTTGTTATTTAAAGATGGAAATGATGCTGCGATAGATTTAACTGGATATACAGTAGAAGCACAGGTTTGGGAAGAAACACGCACCACAAA